ACCCTCCTGGTCCTTGTGATCTTAGCGTGCGAGCTTAGCACAAGACCTCCAAGATGTCAAGGCCCCTCATAAGAATTCACAGACCCTCACAAAATCTCGACGAGACCCCCGCCATAAAATCTCGACGAGATATGCGCATAAGTCCTTCGAGATCTTATATCAATATAACAATATCGTTATATCATAATATCTCTTCGAGATTATGAACACATCGAGATTCGCACATTCATCGAGATTGTCATCATATTCTCATAAGCACTTGACAAATTCATCGAGATTCACATATATACTTTCACATCTCGTTGAGGTCTCATGGTCATGTGACAGTTCGAGATTCGAACACAAGCACTTGACATCATTTCGAGATTCGCATATACTAATCACATAGTTTCTCAGGAGTCCGAGTTCTTATGCCAAACGCCTATCTTTCGACTATCAAGAGTAAATATCGCGTTACACTGGAAATCGAAGTGTTTGAAGACATGAATCCTCATCAGATTCAATGGGATAAGATGCTAGAACTCGAGCCAGGAGAGAAGGTCACTGCATATGTTGAAGACCTTTCTACACCAGATCGCTGGTAGAAACTATATTGTCTCCTAAGGGTTTATCTATTCAACTCCTCAGTCTACCATAAGACTGAGGAGTTTTCTTATGCATGTGTCAATATTCAAACTGTCAGAAGTCCCTTGACATCAGACCTGAGATCCTTTATGGTTCTTATGTCGTCGGGATTTGACCCCATGCAAACCACCTACCGAGTGATTGGTTTTGGTGTAAGTGATCATGGTTTCTTTAATCAATTTGCATTTTGTTCTTCTCTTGGTTATGCCCAAGGGTGCTACAATGCCCATCTGAATGATCCTGAGATGGATGGAGCTGTGCTGATTAAGGTTCAACATGAGACCTGGCAAGTGCTGCAGGAGTTTGGAACTGAGGGCAAATCGATTTCTTATGGTCCTCTGGGTACTTTCAAGGTTCAGCAGGCACCACGCCTTGTGATGGTCTAAGAACTGGCACACACCCCCTAGACAACCCCACCTCCGATCCGATATCTTATAAGGGTCGGAGGGACAACCACCGACAACTCATCGCTTTCTTTCAAATGAGCATCACTCTGACTGCTAACTACAAAGAAACTCTTTCTGCCGAAGTGGTAGAAAAGATTGAAGAACTTCTTCCTACCTATCATCTGGATGATATGTTGGAATTCATTGATGAGAAGTCTGAACATGTATTCATGAATCACTATGAGGATTATGTGGATGCTGGTGAAGACATTGGATACAAAGCTGTGGATGCTTTTGTAGAGTATTATGGTATTGAAAATGTAGAGCATTGTGTGGATGCATTCTATGGAACATTTGATTCCAAGGAAGAATTCACTGAAGATTATTACACTGGGATGCATGACATTCCTTCTGATATTGTGATTGATTGGGAAGCAACTTGGGAGCGTAATCTTCGCTTTGATTTTGACTTCATCGATGGTTATGTGTTCAGTAACAACTGGTAATTAGAACCCTCTGAGACCCCTGTAGAATCGCCTATAAGGGGTCTCTTTGTGTCTTATGGTATAAAGTCTCGACGAGATCTATAAGTAATCTCGACGAGATATAACACACCATAAGAACGTTCGAGATTCACCATGTGACAGTCATCATACTGTCTACTAGATTCATCATCATGCATCTAGATCATGTATCATACATCTGTACTTGAGAAACAACTCATGGACTTCTTCAATCATAAGATCATCGAAAGACATGATGATCAACTATCATTGAATAATTCAATGGCAGAGTTTTATGATATGTTGATTGATTTACCATGGAATGAGAACTCTGATTCTATATGGTATTATCAACAAAAGAAGTCTTACATATGTTATGATGTGTGAATGATTCTCATGAGGCTCTTAAAGATAACTTAAGAGCCTTATTCATCTCAAAGGCAACAAACCTATTCTAGCAACAAACATGGAACTTAGTCAAGCCCTAATGGATGAAGAACTTATGATGCAAGCAGAACTTATTGCTACAATTCTTGAAGTTCCTGTAGAATATGTGATCGCAGAGTTCTTTTAGAGGGCATCTATGCCACTTGGAGAACTGCCACAACCCCCCTTGCGGTTCTCCTGGTTTCCTGTTATCTTATGTTTGTGGTTGAGGCATTCTCTACACTTTCCCTCCCACACCATTGATCATGAAAACCACCAACACTTTCTACTGGACATTCATCGACACTCTGATCGTGAATGTTGCAACAATTGCCGCAATCGTTGTCGGTTTGTGTCAGTTTCTGATTCGCTCCTACAATGAGAACAATGGCAACGAAAAAGTCCGCAAAGTAATGCAAACTGTTCTGCGGTTTGTTGATACTTTGATTCAGCATAGCAAAGTATTCTTTGCCGATCCTGTGACTGTGCCAGTTCAACAACAGTCCAGCAAACGTGCCAGGGTCGCCTGAGGGTGCTATCTTAAGACTGTTCAACACCGAACACCAATGACTCAAACTACTCTGACCTTTGAGGAACTGGATGCCATTCTGGCATTGATTGAGTTTCACGATGATTGGGATGAAGTGAGTGAAATTGTAGGGTGTGATGTTTCCGCACTCTATGATAAACTCTCTGAAATGCGTGATGAGGTCTGATGCAATTCCAAGTTACTGCAATCGAGTTTGATTTTGATGATAAGTGTCCCTATTGTGGTGATCCTCAATCCCCAGAACACGATGCAGAATGTGATGGATTCTTGGAGTTTGATTATGTCACTCAAGCAACAATCGGTCAAATCTGGGAGGCAGATGATGAAGATGATCTAATTGAAGAGATCACATCTGCCTACGGTTGGTGCATTAAGTCCATTGATTATCGTCACATTCTTTCCTGATTATGACTACCAAAGCACAACTCTTTGAGTTTCTGTATGAAACCTGCAAAAAGAATGATGGTGTCTTAGTAGATACTTTGCACAACTACATTTCCTCTTTGGATGAGGTGGAACTTGTAGAACTTGAAGATTTTCTTGTCAACAACTTCGGAGACGACTGATGAACCGCACTGAACTTCAGGATCAACTGATTCAGCAGATGCTGGATGACATGGATCTTAAGACAATGACTCAACTCTGTTATGATTATCTGGATGAGGGTTATGCAAAGTATTCTGATGAAGAATTGATCACTGAGGTTAGCGAATACTATCCCGAACTGCTAGAAGATACTGAACCAGTGTATCCCACCGAAGTGACCGAACTTGCGTGACAGTCTAGGAAGTGTGACAGTCTGACAAGTGGCACAGGGGGGATTGCGGTCCCCCTTTTTTGATGCCATACTGAGATTGTTCAACACCAGAACACCTCATGAAAGACATCCGCATCTCTGTTGAAACTGCTGACGGTTGCATCACGATCTGGTATGAGCGTTCCAAACTGAAGAACGCTTGCGATACGATCCACAACCGTGTCTCAAATCAACTCGCTGGATTGAACCTGAAGCGTGTGGAGGTGTCAGTTATCTAAGTGGCACACAGGGGGTTGCGGTTCTCCCCTCCCCCTGCCATACTTAAATCGTTCAACACCAGAACACCTCATGAATCCCTTCATTGATGATTCACAGATCGAAGAACTGAACAATTTTGGTTTCTACGATGATGAGGAAACCAAATTTGAAATTGAAGAGTTTTATGATGATCTAGCTGCAGGTCTTCCTCTTGATTCTTCCAACGATTTCTGATGTCATTCACTGAACTTTTCGAACTCGGCTTAATTGAGTGGAATGGAGATGTTCCACTCCCCCTGATTGAAATCATTGAATCTGAGGAATCTGATGTTTGAGCTTCTTGCCTTTGCTATGATCGTAGGACAGACTGAGATCGCTCCTGGACTCATCCAAACAGAGTATCTTCACAACTCTACAGAAATCGTAACAGTTGTGGAAGATCGGGACTGACAATCCCACAAGTGGCACAGAACCCCTAGACACCCTTCGGATTCCGTGCCATACTAAGTTCAACAAAGCGGGGGTGAAGCATCCCGCTCAAAACACTTCACTCAAACCCTATCCCTTTTTTGATCATGAATTTTAACGTTCAATCCTCTGCTGTGAAAGGTCTCCGTACCGAAGGCGATCAAGTGTTCATCACTTTCCCCAATGGTCGTGAGTATACTTACAACGTTGCTGATGTTGCTGCGTTCACCAATGCTGTGACCACTGCAATCGCCAAGCAAGATAGCATCGGTTCCCTGGTGAATCGTGCAATCCGTTCTAACCAACTGACGGTGGTTGCCTGATCATCTAGTCTAGATTAAGGGGGATTCTTTCCCCCTTCTAGATTCACACTAGATTCAAACATCATCTAGATCATGACAAAAGAACTTCTGATTTCACAACTCCGTCTAGGTTCGAATGGTTCGGAACTCCTCCAAATTCTTGAAGTTCTCTCTTCTGGGTTGGATTCTTCTGATGCTATTTGTGAACCCACACTCGAAGAAATCGACTTCTGATGATCACACTTACTCCAATCTCCAGCAAAGCAAAGAATCGCCTCGCGAACATTCTTAACAACAATCCTCTGGTAATTGTTGAGCAAGTGAAAGGATCTAGGCTATTCTGTGTGAATGCTGATCGCTCCTGGTGTTCCTGGATTGATTCTATCAACGATCCTCACTGGAAAGTTGCACTGTAACAGTTGATAAACAGGGGGGAATCCGATTCCCCCTTTATGGTAGGATTCTCTCAAGTTCACACCCGAACCATGCTTAAGACTGCTGCAGGCATCGCTCTGATTCTCATGCTCTGGAATCCGATGGAACCTGCCCGCCGTGTGACAGCTTCTGTACTGCACACTGCCGCTGATCTGATCGCCCGATGATGCTGTAGGATTCTCTCAGTTCACACCTGAACCATGATCCTTTCTCAAAGCACCGATCTCAAGACCCGCCAGATCGTTTGGACTGCCCGATGCAACGACGACTCCCCCATGGGGTCTCGCCTGCAACCTCAGTTGGGCATCTCTGCCTTCGCCATCGCAGGGCAGTTCGCTGAGGTGTGGGCAGACGACGTGGTGCCTGTGACATTCAACTAGGTGGCACAAGGGGGACTCTGATTCCCCCTTCTCACCCTGTAGGATTCTCTCAGTTCAACGGAACTCCAATGACCTACGGTTTCGCAGTCCAACCCACCGCCTGGGGTGCTTTTGATCCTCACGGTTGCCAGTGGGCAGAAAACATGAATCACGCTTACGCCATCGCCAAAGTCTGGGGTGAGGAGTGCATGGTTTGGATGGTGCCTGCAACTGGCAAAGCGGTTCGCTGGTGCCGAGCAACCGAGATCACTGACGCCATCGCTGATCTGGTGTTCGGCGTCTGAAGTGGCACAAGGGGGATCGCGGTCCCCCTCCCCCTGCCTGTAGACTTCTCTCAGTTCACACCTGAACCATGTTGAACACTTTGATCCGCACCGCTGTTCGCAGCATCCTGATTCAATACGGTCCCCATACCTGCAGCGATCTTGTGCGCGAACTGGGGCTAGATCCCCGTCGCCATAAAGGCACCATCCACGCCATTATGGTTGACCTTGAGAAGGAAGGAACCCTAGCTGCAACCCGAGCAGACAATGGCAAACGTGATCTGTGGTTTGTCATTCCTACCGCAATTCGCAAGCGCGATCGTATCATCGCCGCAATGGTAGGTTGATCAAAAGGGGGGATTAATTTCCCCCCCAATTCTTTACTCTTAAGATCATGGCTTTAGGTTTCGCGATTCGCTTCCAGTCTCCCTACAACGCTTGTGAGTGGAGAACGCAAACCTTCCCCACCCTGGTGGAGGCACAGCGTATGGTAGAATTCTATCGCTCCTGTGGTTCCCCTGCTGAACTGGTCAAATGATCATCCGCACTCCCCGCTTCATTGAACCGATCTTCTACGCTGCAATCGACCCTCGCGCCCGTGTTCGGGATGAGGCAGCAGCAGTCTCCATCGGCAACCGCTACGTCGGAATCTACCGCACCCACCACGGGTTTGAGGTTGCCTGGGGGATTCTGAACAGTCAGGGTGCGCTCTGACAAGTGGCACAAGGGGGGTCGCATCCTGATCCCCCAGCCCCTATAATTAAAGAGTCAACAGGGAACACCCCAATGCTGAACTTCTCCAAGGGTAACGCCAAACTCGGCACCCACACCCTGATTTTCAACCTGCCCGCTGGCAAGACCTGCCCCGGTGCAATGTTCTGCAAAAGCTTCGCTGCTGTTGATTCTAACGGTAAGCGTAAGATTGTTGACGGTTCACACACTGAGTTCCGTTGTTTTGCTGCTTCCTCTGAAGTGCAATACGATGCAGTATTTGAGAACCGCGCCCGCAATCTTAACACTGTTGTAGAGTATCTGCAAATTAGTGTTAATCATGCTGCAGATCAAATTAACGTTGCTCTGCAACATTTTCGGACTCGCAAAACCGAATTGGTTCGCATTCATGAGTCTGGCGACTTCTTCAATGTTGCCTATCTTGATGCCTGGATTGAAGTTGCAAAGCGCAATCCTGACCTGAAGTTCTACTGCTACTCTAAGAGTCTGGAGTTCTTTATGGCAAAAGCTTTGCCTGCTAACTTCTACATGACCGCATCTTATGGTGGCAAGTATGATTATCTGATCGATGAGGGATTCTTTACACGTTACAGCAAAGTTTGTATGAACGATGCTGACGCTGCAAAGCTTGGTCTCGAAGTTGATCACGACGACACACACTGTTTCGGTGACAAACCGTTTGCTCTTCTGGTACACGGTACTCAACCTAAAGGTTCTTCCTGGGGTGCTGCAATCCGTGAGCGTAGGAAGAACAAACAGTTTAGCGGTTACAGTAAAGTGACAGTCTGAAAGGTGGCATACAGGGGCACTCTAGGGTGCCTCTTATGCTCTACAATTCTTTCAGTTCAAACAAAGCACAATGACCCGTTATCAAGTGTACATTCCCTCTGCACCTTATGAGTCAGAGAGTACTCATGATCTGGACAGAGCTTGGGATCTCTGCCTCTCTATGTCTGAGGAGTTTGGTTATGCTCAAGTGCGCCACAATGGTGTAATTTTGGGAGACTACACAGACGGCAGAGCTTGATACAAACGGGGGGCAACTTCGCCCCCTTAAGTATCACGAACGCATGGTGGACAGCCATTCGTTCGGCACATTCGTGAACAGCAGTTATACGATATAACGTTATCGTTATAGCGGCGCGCCCTGCGATTAAAAATGGTTAACTACCCTAACCTACAGAGGTGACAATTCGACCTCTAAATATCACACTCATAAAAAATTTTCCGGAGTATAAGAATGCCACAAAAACGAAAAGCAACTTGTTATGGTTGGGGGATTTTCGGAGGAAAGCATAAGAAAGATAAGAGATGCTCGAAGGGTATTTTTAGATCATCCGCACAAAAAAGAGCATCATCGAAAAGAAAGAAAAAGTAAGATCTTATGAGACCCCTTTATAATATTCCGTATTCCGCTATGAGATCCAAACAGAAACCTTATTGGAATTTTTGGAAAGTTGTTTTCGCAGGGTGGTTAATACGCTATCCTAAGATAGTCTTTGTGCCCCTCGGAGTGTTATTTGCGTTCATATATAATGCGTTGGTGAAATAAAAAGTATGAAAAAAAATCCCGGAGAAAAAATTTACCACATCTATGCCCGAGGAGAGTGTATCTACCATTCTCTCAAGGAAGATGAGTTTAATGCGACGTGGACTGCACTGAATCGTCTGGCAGAATTACTGACAGAAAGTGCAGAACTTTCGTATGAAGAGCTCTATAATGATAAGAGAGTATTATTAGAATCATCTCATTGACAAAACATAAATAGCACGATAAAATTGATCTGAAAGATATTATTCTTATGGCAAAAGGATTTACTGTAAAAGCGACGGCACCCAAACCTTCAGATATGGAATGGGACTATGAGGCAATTAAAGAAAGAATGAAAGGTAAATCGATTGTCTTCTGTCTGCCCGGTAGAGGATGTTCGTTTATTTTTCTGAAAGCATTTGTACAACTCTGTTTTGATCTTGTACAAAATGGTATGAGCATTCAGATTTCTCAGGATTATAGTTCGATGGTGAACTTTGCACGTTGTAAAGTACTTGGTGCAAATGTTCTCCGTGGTCCGAAGCAAATTCCTTGGGATGGTAAACTGCAATATGATTATCAACTCTGGATTGATAGTGATATTGTATTCACAACTGAAAAGTTCTGGCAACTCTGTGATCTTGCTCTGAATGAACAGGGAGAAGAGAAAGAGATTGTTGCTGGTTGGTATGCAACAGAAGATGGTCACACAACTTCAGTAGCTCATTGGTTGGAAGAAGATGACTTCCGTAAGAATGGTGGAGTCATGAATCATGAAAACGTTGAGTCTATTTCGAAGCGTCGTAAGCCATTCACTGTTGATTATACTGGTTTTGGTTGGGTACTAATCAAGAAGGGTGTATTTGAGAATCTCGAATATCCTTGGTTTGCTCCGAAGATGCAAGTCTTTGAGTCTGGTGCAGTACAAGACATGTGTGGAGAAGATGTATCATTCTGTCTCGATGCAAAAGAAAATGGTTTTGAAATTTGGTGTGATCCTCGCATCCGTGTCGGTCACGAAAAAACTCGCGTAATTTGATAACAGGAGATTATTATGGCAAAGCGTCCATCGCTCACTAACGGAAATAAAATTGAATCTCATCCCAAGTCAACTCGTCAGGGTCTTGGGAAACATACAAAATACGCCGCATCATCTCGAAATGGTGCTCGTAAGAAATACAGAGGGCAGGGAAAACCCTGATTATACTCTCAATTCAGTCGGACCTTATGAGTCCGACTTTTTTTATGTTCTTATGCCCGGATTTATCTCTGGGTGAAATGTATGACCCGGAAAAGCCGTCTCTAAAATAAATAACTAAAATGACCAAAGGATTTTATGACTGAGATTGAATCTCACATCGCCAATTGGATTCGAAGTGTGTCTGAGATTCGACCAGAGTTGAGTGGATTTGCAGTTTTTCCTTTCTCTTCACGGGCAAACTATAAGGTTGTTGAGTGTAATGCAAAAGATATTGAACCCATATCTGGTTATGATGTGGTAATTTATGCCATTGAAGATGACTTTACCCTTGAAGATGTTCAAGAATGGGTAGAGTATCATAATAACAAGCATGAAGATTGGTTATTTTTTGAAGATTGTGCATCATATGATACTTATGTTGGCGGTATTCAGACCAATAATGGCAAATATAACCTCATTTTGATGCAAAGTGGTGAAGATTTAAGACAAAAAAGATTGAAACTAGCAAAAACCAAGTATTATGATCATTGGGATGATGACTATTTGAAAGAAATATTGGGAGATGACTACGAAATTGTGAAGAATTCGGGATAGCAACCCCGTAAAAAGTTCTGTTTTTAATCGTAGGAGAAAAAACAGATGGCAATGAATCCAAATCCTGATCGCAATGAGTCTTATATGAAGGAAATGTGGGGTACTTCCCACTTAATTACCGACTATTGGACCAAAAAATCAACACCTGACGATGATCAGAAGATGCTTCGTGAGATTGTTGAAGATGATATGACACCTAAGAAGCATGATTTTCATCATCAGAAGGAAATTCATGAAAAAATTAGAAACGATGATGACTATGATGACTGGGAATACGGTACAGAACCAATTTTTGGGTGATAAATAAGATAGATTTATTCTATTTTTATGCCTCTAGAGAGGGTAAGTACAGGTTTTAAAGATTTAAGCATGACCTTTCAGATTAGCCCTCTGAATAGTGACATAATTGCGCTCAAAAATGAATCAGCAATTGCTCGATCCATTCGCAATCTTGTGCTTACTCAACCCGGAGAGCGTTTTTTTAATCAAAATCTTGGTTCCGAAGTCGGAAGTTCCTTATTCGAAAATGTTGATGGCATTTCTGCTTCGATTATTCGAGAACAAATTGAAAATACAATTAATAATTATGAACCAAGAGTAAATTTAACCGATGTGATAGTTCAACCTAACTATGATAGTGGTGAATTTAATGTTACAATTCAATATAGAATAATTGGAATAGATGTTCCATTTCAACAGTTATCATTCGCACTACAGCCAACACGATAAATGGCATTAGTAAATTTTACAAATCTAGATTTTGATCAGATAAGGACTTCGATCCGAGATTACTTAAAATCAAACTCAAATTTCACTGACTATGATTTTGAGGGATCTAACTTATCGACCTTAATTGATGTTCTTGCCTACAACACATACATTACATCATATAATGCAAATATGATGAGTAATGAGGTGTTCATCGATAGTGCTACGTTGAGAGAGAACGTTGTATCTCTTGCAAGAAATATTGGTTATGTTCCAAGATCAAAAACTTCTTCACGCGCAAATATATCTTTCTTTGTAGATACCACAGGATTTACCACAAGACCCCTAACATTAACACTTAAAAAGGGAACTGTTTGTACCTCTACCAGTTCTTTTGAAAATCAAAATTATACATTTACTGTTCCTGAAGACATTACAAGACCAGTAGTAAATGGAATTGCATCGTTTGATAACATCACAATTTATGAAGGAACATTTTTAATTTCCAATTTTACAGTTAATGCAAATAATCCAAACCAAAGATTCATTTTAGATAACGCAAGTATTGATACTCAATCAATATCTGTAAAAGTTAGAAATACCCAGGCAAGTACAGTAAGCAGAAAGTTCACTCTTGCGGATAGTCTATTAACCGTAAATGCATCATCTAAGGTATTCTTTATTCAAGAAATTGAAGACCAAAGATATGAGTTAATTTTTGGAGATGGGGTATTTGGAACTAAACTTGACAATGCAAATTATATTGAAGTATCATATGTCACCACAACAGGTGAATTAGCAAATGGAGTATCTGCATTTACCTTTAATGGAAGAATAGTAGATAATAATAATCGTGTTGTAACAGCAGGAATATCCTTAGTTAGTACAAATACTCCTTCTAGAGGTGGAAAGGATATTGAATCTGTTGATTCTATTAAAAAATATGCGCCAAGAATATATGCATCTCAGAATCGTGCAGTAACTGCATCTGATTATGAATCTATAATCCCACAAATTTATCCAGAGACCGAATCTATTTCAGTTTTTGGTGGTGAAGAATTGAATCCACCAAAATATGGTAAAGTTTATATTACAATTAAACCTATCAATGGAGCATATGTTTCCAGTCAGGTTAAAGATAACATAAAAAGAAGTTTAAAGAAATATAGTGTTGCTGGTATAGTACCTGAAATTATTGATCTTAAGTATCTTTATATTGAATTTGATAGTTCAATTTACTATAATTCCAATTTAGCATCAAGTGCAGACTCTGTAAAGAATATAGTTTCTACAAATATTAATGCCTATGCTAAATCATCTGAATTAAATAGTTATGGAGCAAGATTTAAGTATAGTAAGTTCTTAAAAATTATTGATGATAGTAATCAGGCAATTACTTCTAATATCACTTCAATAAGAATAAGAAGAGACTTAAGGCCATTAACAAATCAGATCGCTGATTATGAAATATGTTATGGAAATTCTTTCCATGTAGCAAAAAATACTGGATATAACATTAAATCTTCAGGTTTTAGTGTCAGCGGTTTAAATGGAACTGTTTATCTTTCAGATCTTCCAAATGCTGATGGTATTACTGGATCAATATTCTTATTCTCTATTACCTCCAGAACATCTGCAACGGTTGTAAGAACTAATGTTGGAACAGTTAATTACCAAAAAGGTGAGATTTTATTAAATCCAATTAATATTACCTCAACTTCTAAGAATAGTGGAGGAGAACCTATTATCCAGATATCAGCAATTCCCACTTCCAATGATGTGATTGGATTACAGGATCTATATCTTCAATTAGATCCTTCTTCAAGTGTGTTAAATATGGTATCAGATGAAATATCTTCAGGTGCTGGTATCTCAGGATCATCATATGTTGTAACATCAAGTTATCTAAACGGAGACCTCGTAAGAATATAAAATGTCAGAAACAAGAATTAAAATCAGTTCAGTTGTTGAAAATCAACTCCCCGAGTTTGTAAGAGAAGAATTTCCTTTAGTATCAGAATTTTTAAAGCAGTATTATACTTCTCTAGAAAGTCAAGGGCTTCCATATGATCTTATTCAAAATTTAGATAAGTATGTAAAGTTAGATAACTTATCTAATTTAACTGTTTCTACAACTCTTACGTCTGATATAACTTTTTTTGACACTACTATTAATGTAACATCAACAGCAGGATTTCCTGATAGATATGGTCTGATTTTAATTGATGATGAAATTATTACTTACACCTCGAAAACATCAACTTCATTTGTAGGTTGTGTTCGCGGTTTTAGTGGTATTACGTCATTAGTAAACTCAAATAATAATGATGAGTTGGTTTTTAGTGAATCTGTATCTAAAGATCACACTAATACAACTAAGGTTAATAACTTAAGTGTTCTTTTCCTTCAAGAATTTTTTAATAAACTAAAATATCAAGTAACACCGGGATTTGATGGTAGAGAATTATTCTCCTCTTTGAATAAGCGTGTTTTTGTAAAACAAGCAAAAGATTTTTATTCATCCAAAGGTTCAGAGGAGTCATTTGAAATTCTCTTCAGGGCATTGTATGGTCAAGATGTTCAGGTTATAAGACCACAAGAATTCTTAATTCGACCATCGGATGCTCAATATATGATAACCCAAGATATTGTTGTAGAAGCAATATCTGGCGATCCTTTTGAGTTATTGAATCGTACTATTAATCAAGACCAAAATACATTCCAATCAAAGGCTCAAGGAACTGTTACTCAAGTAGAGAAAATTCTGAGAGGCGCAAAAGAATATTATATTCTTAGTCTAGACTATGGTTATCAGAGAGATACGACCGTAGATGGAACAGTATTTGGACAATTTTCTATTCATCCCAAGACATTATTAATTACTGCAATTACTGATACTGATCCAAGTGTTGGTGGATTTACTCCAAGTTCTACTTCATTAGATGTTGACTCAACAATAGGATTTCCACAATCAGGTAAACTTTTAGTTGACTTAAGTAATGGTACTCAAATTACCATTACTTACCAAGATAAAACATCTACACAATTTTTAAACTGCACTGGAATTACTCAGGTATTACCATCGGGCACAGAAATTAAGACTGATGCCTATGCATATGGTAAGGGTAATACTAGCAACATTACGTTTAGAGTTACTGGTGTTTTATCAGATATCTCTTTAAATCAAAATAATAGTGAATTTAGCATTAATGATCCCATTAAGATAAAGACATTGGGATCTGATATTTCTGATCCAAAATTCAATAATTGGTTTTTTAATATTTCGACCTCCTATGATTCTAGTAGAATACAACTGCTAGATTCATCTACTAATACGTATCGGATTGATTTTTACGACACTCATTCATTTGTAGTTGGTGATAGAGTTTCTATATTGTCTTCTTCAGGTACAACAGTGCTTGGGACAGTAACTGGTTATGGCAATTCAAAAGCAGTTGTAATAGCGGCACAATCGTCTCTGAGCGTGTCTCTTACCTATGTGGTAACCAAACTACTTTCGAGAGGTAATTCTTCCAATTATCAGGATTTAAGTAAGTTTTCCACAAATGTACAGAATGTTTATATCGATAACGAGAACTCTCTAATTGTTGCATCACCATCTCTTCCATCATATTTAAATCAACCTATCAATGTAAATGATAAATCTGTTACATTTTCAGGTTCTTTTAGTGGAACTGATTTAACGATTGGTAATCATCCATTCTACACTGGAGATGGAGTTTATTATAGATTTAGTGGTTCAAATAATAATATAGGAATAGCAAGTGGATTTTATTTCGTTAAAAAGGTTGATAGCACTACAATTAAATTATCTAAGAGTAGATCAAATATTCAAGCTAATAAATTTGTATCTGTAAGCGGAACAGTTACGAATAACAAATTAGAGTTCTCTTCTTTTGTTTCTGAAACAACTTCAAGTCCAAAACAATTAGAACCACAAAAACTTCTTAGAAAAGTATCAACTCCTGTAGATGATTCCAGTAACACTGAAACAATATCAGGCCCTATTGGTATTCTTATTAATGGAGTTGAAGTATTAAATTATAAATCGCAAGATAATATTTTTTATGGTCCCATTGAAGATATAATTCCAGTATCAACTGGATCTGGTTATGATATTATTAATCCTCCAGTACTGTCAGTTAATGATCAAACTGGTAGTGGTGTCACTGCATATTGTGCGGTAAGAGGTCAGTTATCACGAATTGATATTATCGATCCTGGATTCGATTACTTAGAAATTCCAACTATTAAAATTACTGGCGGAAATGGAACTGGTGCGGAAGCAAAAGCAAACTTGATTATTTTTGACCATTATGCACACTTTAATGCAAGCACATCATCATTGGCTGTCAATGAAACTGATGATACCATAACATTTATCGATGATCATAAATTCAGAGATTATGAAAATGTTGTATATGAGAATCAAGGACAAACAAGTGTTGGTGGATTATCAAATAATTCAGCATATTTTGTATCCGTAGTTTCTTCTAAAAAAGTAAAATTACACGCAACTTATTCTGATAGTGTTTTAGGATTAAATCCTATACAACTTTCAAATACCGGATCAGGTATTCAGAGATTTAGAACAGTTTCTAAGAAGAAGAGAATAGGTTCTATTGATATTATCAATGCTGGGTCAAATTATGAAAATAAAAAGACCACTGCAAGCGAGTCAAATATTAATGCGGCTACTGATACAGTAACCATCAAAAATCATGGTTATAACAGTGGAGAAATTGTTGTATATAATTACACAGGGTTCCCTGTAATTGGTCTGTCATCAACTTCAAAATATTATGTTACTAAGATTGATAATGATAATTTTAAACTATCATTGGTAGGAACATCTAGTACTCAAAGTAGAGATGTATTTTATAAGACTAATCAATACGTTGACTTTACTGGAATTGGTACAGGAACTCATATTTTCAACTATGAACCTATAGAGGTAACAATTTCAGGTGTCATTGGAATTTCTACTCTGTCTGGACAGGATTTCAATGCAGTACTGCAACCTATTTTTAGAGGTTCGATCAATTCCGTTCATGTACAAAATGGTGGTTCTTCATATGGATCACAAGAAATTATCAATTACAACAGGCAACCAGAAATATCTTTATTGACTGGTTCTGGTGCTCAATTAACTCCTGTAGTTAATAATGGATCCATAGTAAATGTAATTGTTAATAATAGTGGAACAAATTATAATTCAATTCCAAACCTTGTTATAAATGGAACTGGATCTGGCGCAATTTTAACTCCAATCGTAGTAAATGGATCTATTACTGAAGTAAAGGTTATTTACGGTGGAGTAAACTATTCAACATCGGGTACTAGTATTAATGTTGTCTCTGCAGGATCTAATGTAGAGTTACAGGCTTCTATTAAATCCTGGAACATAAATCTTTTCGAAAGATATTTACAGACAAATCAGATCACAGAAGATGATGGTGTATTAGATAATAGTCCTTCTAATTTTGGTTTACAATACTTCCATCTTTATGCACCTAGAAAATTCAGATCCTCGGTATTCGGAACTAGATACCGCGATGGTGAAGTTTTTTATGATCAAGATTTAATTGTAGATGGTGGTAGAGAAATTAATTCTCAAGCACACTCACCAATAATTGGATGGGCTTACGATGGAAATCCAATTTATGGGCCATATGGTTATTCTACACCATCTGGTGGAACTGTCAGATCTATGGTCTCTGGTTATCAAGTGGATTTAAAACCAAATAGACCTAGCACTTCAATATATCCTGTTGGATATTTTGTTGATGATTATAAGTTTGTTGGAACTGGGGATCTTGATGAGCACAATGGAAGATTCTGCATCACTCCTGAATATCCAAATGGTGTTTATGCATACTTTACCACAATCAATAGTGGTAGTGTAGAATCTTCAGGGGTATTTAGAAATTATAAATTACCAGTATTCCCATATTTCATTGGAAATACTTATAATTCCAAGTTTATTGATTTTAATTCGGAAAGAACATCAAATCAATCACAAATAGATATCAATAAGACTAATTGGATTAGAAATACTTATCCTTATAATCTAACTAGAAGAAATAGTGGATATCAATTTTTATATGATCCCAATAAAGTTAGAGAACAAATCTCATTCGTTCAAAATGTATCAAAAGGTGGTATTAACTCCATAGGAATTGTTACTGGAGGATTTAATTATAAAGTAAATGATTCTGTAATTTTTGAGCAATCTGATTTGGGACCTATATCCCCATCTGCAAAGGTTACCTCACTGAAAGGAAAATCGGTAACGAGTGTAAGTGTAGCAACTTCACAAATAAACAATGTAGAATTTTATTCTTCGAGTGTTACTGGAAATCAATATGTTGCAATATCAACTACACCACATGCATTTAGCAATCGCGATTTTGTAACCATCTCAAGTAATTTTGAAGTTGAAAAAACTTCAATTTCTAAAGTTATCGCAAACAATTTATTTGTTTCAAATGGAATTGCATCCACGACTGTAACAGGACTGGTAACTTATTTCAATGTTTTCACTAATTTAAACTCTATTGATATTGCAGAAAATGATTTTTATCAAATATCAAATGAAATTGTAAAAGTTTTAAATGTAGATACAAAATCTTCTAGAATTAGAGTTTTAAGAAACACCAACAATATTAGTGGTGCAACAAATTATGATTCTGGAACACAATTAACTGAACTTCCTAGAAAGTTGTATGTCAATTTCACGGTTGACAATACTTATGAGCAGAGACAGAATACTCAACTTTATTTTGATCCTGCAGAATCTTTAGGAATTGGAACTACAGCAGGCCCTGGAATTACTTCCACTTTATATTTCTCAAATCCTGGTGTTGGTTTAACTCAGGTATCCATTCCAGTAAGATCGATTTATTTACCAAATCATAAATTCAATTCTGGAGATGAAGTTGTTTATTCATCAAATGGTGGAACTTCAATATCCGTTTCTGTAAATGGATCTTCTTCATATCTCTTAGGCAACAATAGCACTCTTTATGTTACAAAATTATCAAATGATTTGATAGGAATTAGTTCAGTTAAGGTTGGACTAGGTACTACTGGTCTATCAACATCATCAGACCTATTATATCTTACCAATCCAGGATCTGGACAAATTCATAGTTTCACTACAAACTATGCAAATGTTCTTAAAGGTAAGATTGTAAAGAATAGAGTTACTGTTTCTACAGCATCAACTCATGGACTGCAACTTGGAGATATTGTAAACTTAAGTGTAATATCTGGAGTTACCACTCAAGTTTCAGTTTCTTACAGTGATTTTACAAGAAGAACTATTATTAATGCTAGAAGTTTCTTATCATCAGATGTAAATGTAACTTTCAATACCATAACTATAGCAAATCATGGTCTGAAAACAGGTCAAAAAGTTGTTTATACATCATCATCACCATCTGGTGGATTAGAAAGTCAAAAAATTTACTATGTTGTTGTTGTAGATGAAAATACAATAAGACTGTCAAATATCTCCTACTATTCCATCAGACCAGAAAGAAATGTTGTAAATATAACTTCTGCTTCTTCTGGTTCGATACTTCCAATCAATCCTGCATTGACATTAACGGAAAATAGTACGTTAGTTTTTGATGTATCCAATTCATCACTGTCATTTACCAGAGGTGGAGTACCTTATTCCGCATTTGATCTTGACTTTTACAAGGACTCTTCTTTCAAATATAAATTTGATTTTAGTTCTTCAACCAATATTGAAGTGCAAAAGGTTGGCCAAATAGGTATTTCCACAAATGCTACGGTTTCTTTACGTTTAAATGATAAAACACCCAGAAAACTTTATTATAAACTCACACCAGTAAATACCAATATCGCACCTACTGAGAAAACAGAGTCTATTGTCGATTATGAAGTAGTTGATAATAACTCAGTTAATGTAGTTTCTAGTGTGTATAGTGGATCATTCCAAATCAATGGTATCACTACAAATACATTTAAATTTAACCTGAATAAAATACCAGAAAGATCCAGTTACAATACGTTAGAATCTGTAATAAAC